AAGAAGAATGTATCTGCTGCTGCTGGTAGTTTCAATCGGCAGAAGTATGAGAATGTATCGGCATTGTAAGATGCTATACCCTTAACAAACCTTTGCTTAGCAGCACCAGATCCATATACAGTACCAGCATCAAAGACTGCTATGTTGCCGGCTTGTGGTGCAACGGTATCAATCCCTGTCCCATTAATTGATTTCAATTTATATACACTGTCAGCTTCTTCTGTTGAGTGACGTTGTATAATAGGGTAAACATTTTCTGTAGGATATATTAAACTATCAAAATTGACTTGTAATTCTCCTAGAGTCCATCCAGCAGAACCAGTAACAAGAGCTCCAGTACTTAGAACCAATGTTGGTTGTACAAACCCCCCTTGTTCGTGCCTTGTATAATCACATGTTATTAATGTACCAATATCTTGTTGTGTTATTACGTACTGAGTTGCTTCAGCATGTAGAGTTATTGGAGTACCATCTCTTTTGAATACCATAGTAGTTGCACTGTAGTCTTCTAGATCTGTACCATTACTAACATAAGGTAGTTCAATATATAGTATGTTACCTACTGCAGGTGCATCTATATCATGACTTGATTTAAGACCAGCTGTTGAGGAAACCCCAGAACCTATTGGTGGTTGATTTCCTATGTCAGGTATTTTAATATCTCTTATTCCGTATTTTCTCATCAGTTAGGATTTAAAACAAAAATAGGGTACGCTGTAATAACGTACCCTTAATTCTTTTGTGTTATGGCTTAGATCTAATCATTGATCCTGAACCGGATGTGAATGTAATCTTTTCAATAATATTACCATCTTTCGGGGTTAATATAACGAATTGTTTTACTGGGTTAGCCGGGTCACTAATCATATCAGTAACTACATTATCAGATGAGCCTACATATTTGATTGAGCTGATAACTGAATCTTCTGCAACATATATGGCTTTAGATAATGCGGTTGTCTCTGATGTACCGTTAACATTTAATGCTCCCCATGGAGCTAGTGAAAAATCGAATCCTTCCATTGTTTCTAATTTATTATTTGTTTATATTATATTTAGTGTTGTCTTATTTAATTAAAAAGTCTTTAGATCTATCTACTATCCTATCTATCAACTCCTGAGGTTTACTAGTATCATAGTTAAGGTTATTAACTGGTACTGGGTTGATATCAATATAGAACCTACCTTGTGCACTTCCCTCCATAGGTACATATACATCAACGTGTATTGTCATTTTATCGGGATCTGAGTTTCTAATTATTGGATCAATAATTATTTCTGGATCTTTAAAGATTGTATCTCCTTGGTTTGGAAACTTGTATTCTCCTTTTAACTTAGTCATAATATTATTGTTTAATTAGTATAGAGGCCATTCATCAAATGTTCTACATGGTTGATAGTATCTTCCTGTTGCTGTTGTGTTGGCTCTTGACCACGTGGCTAAACTATATGTCTGAGTTTGGAATGATACTATGTTTATTGTGGGTGATCCTAAATAAGCTGTGCTTAGTAGGTTAGTTCCTGGCATGTTCCACCAATCAGCATCTCTCCAAATTGCATTCCAATCGGCTTTATAAAAACCATTTAGTGTGATTTTATATACCTCCTCTACACTTAAAGCAAACCATCCACCAGTGTAACCATTGAATGTATCAGTTAACCACATATTGGTATAGAAATCAACCGGTGATTGCCCTCCTCCTGATACTATCCAATTATTATAACTCATGGCTATACCAGTTAATCGGTCTATCATCATAAATGAACCATCCTTTGTCATTACAGTTGTTTCATCTGATGCTACTCCGTCTTTATCAAACCATAACTTAAGACCTAGTGGGTCAGCTGGGTTTATTGTGGGATACCCTCCGTTTATTCCTACGAATCTAAATAAGTGTTCTACTATCCCTGTTACAGCTGAGTCATCATATTTTATTTTTAGTGGGTCAGTTGGATCGAGTTCTTGTAGGAACTCTGTGGCTGATAGTGAGGGGATCTCATCATTTGCTTGTCTCCCTGCTGCATCATATATGGCATAGATTGTTGTCTCTACATTTTGAGGCCTATCAAAAGCAACTGTACTAAGAGGTACTACCCACTTAGTACCATTCCATGAACCTAATTGGTTATCATTAGCATCAACTACTTCCATCCCTGTAGGGCCGGTGATAAGTAATACGGGTGATCCATTAATGGTTAGTTGAAAACCAGCTCCTACTCCGGCTGGTACATATATGGTATCTCCTACAAGATAACCCTGTACATCACCATTAGTATCTTTGATTATAATGTTGGTTGTTACTCCAGCTGGTAGATCTCCATACAGAATTGTATTAAAGGTCATAGTAGCTGGAGGACATTCTGGAAATGGATCTGTGAATGCAGTAACTGTTGTACCTTGATCAAAGTCGATCTGAGATATAAGAGGAGCACCGTCAGATTCAGTAGGGCAATCTTGTTCTAGTACATCTGTTATAACATACGAGTAAACCTTTTCAATTACACCTTCATCTGGCTGGGGTAAACTTCCAGCTCCTGTTTTTCTGTAGAAGAAATTCCCTGACGGTTGGATTACTCTAGGGTCTATATCATATAAAGGTAGATAACCTTTTGTTTGCATTGCTAAACTTAATACTGCCTGGCCGATTCTAAGCTGCTCAGTAGTATTTGCAATTACATGAACGTTAGTATAGTAATCTGAAAATGCTGCAGGACGTCTAATGACATCAAATGCACTTTGAGCATCATTGAGTTGAAAGCTCCTTTGTTGATCTCCCCCTAATTCTCCTTCAATGAACTCCCCCGCTTGAACTACTATCCTTGGTACTTTCTTCTCATCAGATTTATCATAGCTACCAGCACCTATCAATTCTATTGCAAATTTCTTGGCTGTTGCAATGACTGTCATCTGAGCATCCCAAGCATTCTGGCCAGCTGCATCCCCCGTGTTGTAAGGAGCAGCATCAATGTCGGGAAGATAACCTTTATCAATGAGCTCTATTCTTATACGCTCAAAGATGGATCTTTCAATCCTCTCCTGTGTTGAACTTAATGGCGTTGTGGACATAATTAATATTTATAGTGTTATCTGAATCCTTTCTTGGCAAGGGCTGTGGCAAGGGCTATCTTCATATAGCTTCTAATCTTCTTGGCTCCACCGAAGTCTTTCATGGTTCTTTTCCATAAAGGTCTGGCTGGTATCCCCCTTGATGAACCATATTCTAGTATGGTTGCGTATTCTCCAACTGTTAAGTTAGAGCCGGGCATAGTATTACGTGCATGAGGTTTAATTCCTACTCGTATTACGTTCCCGTTATCTTTAATAATGATTGATCTTGAGTATGTCTTTGTTGCGTTGAACATAGTAGAGGACTGGCCTCTAGCACCTTTCAAAGACAATGTTTTTGTAGACAGAGCGGGGAACCCAAATGAGGCTCCACCGTTTTCAATGTTTCTTTCTATCTTTTTCTTAAACTCTTTAGCTCCTTGTAATTGGCCAGCTCTGACAGCCATTGCAATATCTATTCCTAATGTTGATAGCTGTTGTCTAACTCTTTCCCATGGACCATCTAGAACAACCTGAGTTCTCCTATTGGTATAACCCTTTAGTTCTTGTTGAACCTGCATCTGAGTATTATGGAAATACTTAGATAGCTTTCTGTTCTTTGAGTAGTCGTATAACATTATGGTTGGTACTTCTCTGCTGAGGTTGCTACCTCTTCACGTTTAAGAATGATGAGGTTGAATAGTGTAGTGTCTTTAGCCTGTGCTGAAGTAAGTTCTCCAAAGCATTTATATAATAGGCCCTTGATAATGAATTGGTCTTTACCTGGATCAAAGATTAGTTGACCATCAGCATTTGCCCATGCATTATCTTGTAAGTACTTCGTATTGAGATAAAGCATTATTGATTCTTTATCTATTTTACCGGTTACGGTTGCATCACTGATAGGCCATGATCTAAAGAAGTTATCTTGAACAAGAGCAAGGATAGGGACGTCCACATAAACTGGACCCCCATCTTTGTCTTCACCATATCTATCTAACACATTACTATGTCTTCTCCATGTTACAGTCTGCTGGTTAGCATCCTCATGGAACTCATTAATAATGTCTTCGTAATCTTGCCAATCGGCAGGTGTTAGATGTGCCATAATAATTTAATTAAGCGTCTGGTACGAATGATGGCCATAACGACGTAGTCGGCGTATCCGGTGATTTCTTGCCTATCTCTTGAGGACTGTGATTAAGTTGACCACACATTGGTAGGTATATTCTTAATCGTTTTGATAACTGGCATATTAATGCTTTCAGTTGATCAAGAGAGCCACCAGATTTAGTTGCTGCAGATATAGCATCCCCTGCAGAATTCTGTTGGTCTGTTGTATTATCTGGGTGCCATTCAACGGATGAAGGCCCAGTTTGTATTTTCTTCTTGTCTGGAGTTGATGTAGAACTTGTTATTGATGCAGTTGCTCCGATTGCAGAACCTGTTGTGAATTGATTAGCAGCTTGTACTATGAGCTCGTAGGCTGTAAGCTTAGCGACTAATTCATTAACAAGGCAATCATATTGCATTTCTAGATGAACATCCACTACATTAAGCGGTTTAGTAATACTAGCCGGTATTAAAGGATAGAGATACTTTTGCCATGTAGAGATCATTGAGTGTTTCTCATTGTCTTCGATCTGATCTCTTAAACCAGTTGGTATTTCTTGTTCTGCCATGAACCATATAGAATAATTCCCTACAGTTGCATTTGTATTAGAAAGTCCAATTGATAATTCGAGGGGATCTGAAGATCCATCTGCATTGGTAGCAACTAAGCTAACCACATAAAAGCCCTCTGAGGGGAATACCTTCAGAGGACTTTGACTTGTGCTTGTTGTTCCATCACCAAAAGTCCAGAGCCATGAAGTAGGGTTATTTAAACTCAGTCCTTGGAACTGAACAGATAACGCCGTCTTCGATAATTGAAAGTTAGCTACTGGTATGGCCATGATATGATTCTAATTAATCTTCTTCTTCTTCAGAAAGTGCGTCAGCTACTTCTGCTTGGATTTCAGATTTGTTCATATCATTTAACTCATCCTCTGTGAAGTTCTCACTTACACCTTCTAGAGTTAAAGCATATTCGATCAAAGGGTCTTTGTTCATTGACATGTAGTCAACTACTTCTTCCTCTTCCTCGTCATCCTCATCTTCTACTTCGACTTCTTTGTCTTTCTTTTTGTTGCTAGGGTTCTTCTTCCCTGTCTGAGATTTGTAAGTCTCTTCAACTTTCGCTGCAGCTTCTTTGTTTTTCTCAGCCCATTCTTTGTAATTGTCCTCAGTTACTAAAACAATGTGACCAGCGTTGATAGCTCTTGCTACCCTTTTGTGGTTCTTTGCTTTTTCACCTATCTTTTGGATCTTATCACCATATAAAGATACTTGACTGTTAGCTTCGAAGAATGAACCTCCCTTAGCTTTCTTTCCTAACTTGACATATGTTGCTGCCATAATAATTTATTTTAGTTTATGATTTAATATTTAATAGTACTAAAAAGCCAGATAGTGTTAGTATCTGGCTTTCTATATTTATTGAGCTATTGATTATTGAGAATCGATAGTTACATTTTCGTAAGTGTCTACGTCCATATAAGTAGGGAATCCGTTACCAGAGAATGCAATAGAATCATCAAGTATGATTGAAGCATCTCTAAACATCTTAGCAAATCCAGTTGTAAGTGTCGCATAGAAAGCTTCAGTTTGGTTAGAAACGATTCTTTCTGATTCAACTTTCAATGGTTGAGCATTCAGTTTAAGTAATGATTTTCCTGGATCCATAATGATTTGCTGTGAAGCAGGTACATTACCATGGATGAAGTATGAAGACGCTTTCGGTACTGGAGTCTTAAGAGTAAGATTTCCTGCAGTTGGAATTCCAGCTGGTGAATTTCCTCCGAAGTTGTTTGTTTTGAATTCAGCAAGATCCAATGTATCAAGGGCAGCTTCTTCGCCTCCAATGATTACGTTAGGAGTTCTTCCGATTCGAGCCATACGTACCCATAATCTTAATAGATCTTTATATGTAAGTGTACCAGCAGAAGCAACTCCTACTACAGCAGCAGATTCAGAACCTGAAGCTTGATCACCGTTGATCAATGTATCGATAGCGATAACATCTAAAGCCATACCCATTTTGGTACCGAAATCTTGTAAGAAGATAGATACAACATCAAGAGAAGCATACTGACGTAACTCATCTGTGATTTTGATTCCTCTACCTACTTTGAAGATCTCAACTTCTTTCTGACCGTAAGAAAGAGCACCTAAACCAATAGTCTCTCCTTCACCTACTCTTCTAGGAGCAGCATCAGCTTCGTTGATATATGGCATGATAGTCTTAAGACCTTTTACACCTACTTCTTCAGCAGTTAAGCTTGAATAGATAGGAGTCTTATTAAGACCTAAGCGAATTGCTTCTCTGTAGATCTCAGGTACGATCCATCTTGTATCTTCTACGTCATCTAACGTAGACAAGTTGTATACCGTATCATATGATGGGTCGATTCCTAAATCAAATAGGAACTCATTGAATGAGATGTTAAATTTGTCTTTTACAATTTCAGCGAATGATACATCTAAGGGAGCACCTTGTGCACCGTCGATTCTCATAGCTTCAGCCAACTTAACCGTTTCTTTAATCTTTCCTTTGAAGGTAGATTTTGCGAATGATTCTTTGTTCATCTTTTTTCTGTTTATATTTTATTTTGTTTTTTGGATTAGTCTCTCATTAAGATTCTAACTTGTTCGTTTGCACCTGCAGCGTTATCAAGATTCCAACCTACGGTAAGAACATTGGTAGCAGCAACTACAAATTCTGGAAGATCCAATGGCTGAGAACCGAAGTCATCAATCTGAACTGGACCGGCAGCTAAAGCGCCTTGAGTTTCTGCGAAGAGAATTGTGTAACCTCTCATTGCTACAGTCACATATTCGTCAGCTGCTGCGTCTTGCATACAGTAACCAATACATAAGTGTTCCTCATCTGTTAATACTAATGGTACGATTGTACCAGCTGCATCTAATTTAACCGGCATTCCGATTCTTACTGCGTTAGCAGCCTTTACTGTAAACTCATGGTGGAGTTTATGGCTTTCATGTTTAAGGATTCTAGTTTGAGCTGAATCACCTATTGCTGTTAATGGCATATCTTATATATATTAGATTTGTTTATTTACCTTTTATGAATAACGGATTAAGCTGTTGGCTCGTCCTCAGTGAAAGAAGCTTTCGCTTGTTTTCTCTTAAGGGATGCTGCCATTACTTCTGCGTTAGTTTTGTTTGTTACAACTGGAGCATCTGAATTAGCTGCTTCTCCTTCTGCACCTGCTTCTGCCGTAGCACGAGATACATTAGTTGATTGGCAATCATTGCACGTGTGAGCGAATTCCCCATCAGCGTCGTTAGCAAATTGTTTTTGGAATGTCATAGCGTTAGCATAAGTTGCTTCGCCTATAACTTTTTGCATATCAGCATCAGCGTCGTCGCCTTTTGCTAGATTATACATCCTAAGTGCTTCATCTTGTGCACCTTTTAGGGCAGTTTCTCCTACTGAGGCGTTAGCCTTAAGTGTAGCAGCTTCTGATGTCAACGTCGCGTTAGCTTCAGTTAACTCTGTTACTTTGGTTTGAAGAGAATCGCTGTCAGAAACTTTTGCATCTAATCCTGTTACGTGATTTGATACTGTCTCTAACCAGTTGTCTTCGGTTAAAGTTGTTTCATCAGTAATACCCATTATCAAACAAAGCTTTAACAAACTTTCTTTCATATTGTATTTATTTGATTGATTTATACTTACATCATTAAGTGTTGTGGACCCATCGTCCTTTTGTGTTGCGGAGTTAGATACTACATCTATCGCTTTGTTAGCTACAATGTCTTTGTAGTCTATTGAATAATACTTGCTCTCATTGACTAAGTCACCGTTCTCTGCTTTGAAAGAATAGAATGACTGGGCCATCTTAGGGTTAACAATCTTACCGTCTTTAATAAGCTTAGCATATGGATCAGCTCCATGATTAACTAAAGAAGTCTCAGCATAAGCAACTACCTCAGTGGCAACTCTTCTTACTAATTCTCCCTTCTCATCAAATGTTCCTAGCTTTCTCCAGAACTCATCTTGATCTTCGAATGTATGAGATGGTTCCCATTTGAATCTAACCGTAACTGAGTTAGAGTGTATAGCTGGTGGATCCATTAAGATTCCCCGTGCAATACGTGGATTAGATTTACCATCAATCTTAAGCTTAGCATTAATACCACCCGGTACAGTAACGCCTGACTTATCTTTATATGATTCTTGCCATTCAACTTCAACTACTGCACCGATTGCGTTTCCTAAAGCGGTCTCATGGTCTACGTTAATTGTTTGACCAACCAATTGTTTCATTGATTCTTTCAGAACACTTTCTGGGAATTCAATAGGGTTGTGTCTTTTGTGTACAACTACATTTGATAACATTCTGAAAACCGGATAAATGAACTCAGCGTCCTTAGGAGCTAAGTCTTCTGCGGTAACATCAGGATAGTACGTAGTGTAATTTGGAGTAGAGGAATCGAATAAGCCTAAGGAGGCTACATCTTTTTGCTCTAACACTTGCTTGGCACCTACGTCTCCTAAACTAAACTTACCCTCTGGTACATGGCCTATAATATTGGAATGGCCACATCCCATTGTTATGAAGTCTATTTCAGGGAACTGTGCTTTTTGTTCTTCTTCCATAATCTTTAAAAATTAATTATCATATTATTTTGGTTTTGTAGTACCTTGTGGTTTCTTCTTATCTCTAACCTTTCTATCTGACTTGTCCTTGTCCTTCTCACGGTTCTCTTTATCTTTAGCATCATTGATGAGGTCATCATTAGATTGTCTTGGTTCTTTCTCATCTGGCTTGAGATAACCCATCTTAGTAGCATACGTCTCTTGAGATATAATACCTTGGTTATATAAGGCTTGTAAATTACGCACCTTAATTTCAATAGCTTGTTGGATCTTGAGATCATCTGATATAGTAGAAGCTTTAAATTCTAGCTTGACATCTTTGAACTTGAAACCGGCCATCCTTAACTCTAGAGCTAATCCGTATTCTAGGTTCTGGCTTAATATGTTCTGTATGTTTGTCAGTTGAGATAACATCTTAGTAAATACGATTGTTATCATTGTTTCAGTACCTCCTGAGTTTACTCCTATGAAACTTCCTGAAGTCTTAAGTCCGTTAGCAACTTGACTCTCTACAAGGTTGAAGACATCTCCTAAGCCTTGCATGTTCTTAGTGGTTGAATGAAAGTTAAATTCGTGATCCTCATCAAAGCCAACCATTGTACCATCTATCATACCGTCACCGATATTTGTTTTAGTAGTAGTTAGTAATGAGTTGAGTCGTGCTACATAGGCAGCTTCAGACTCATCTGCATTCTGACCTGGTTTAGAAACTAAGATTTCTAGGAATCCCATTAACCCTACCTGTTGAACAATATGTCTGATATTCTTTTTCATGAACATCTGGCTGTCTATATCTTCAAGTGCTGCTAAGAATGGGGGAATACCATAAGGTGCATCCTCATCTGAGAATAACCCGTAGTATCTATATGTCTTGGGGTTTAACTTAACAAGGTCGGGTGACTTATCCTTTGATGCTACGAATGAACGTTTAACTCTTTGATAAGGTTTGTAGGTTGTTTTTCTTTTATCCAATGAGAACTCAATGGATTCTGGGTTGACGAAGATAACAGATTCTAATCCTGTTAGCTTTCTGTTCGGTACCCATTCAGTTGATACTGCTCCTGATACATATAACTGAGCAATCATTTTGTTAATGATACCCGGTAGCCCTGCGGTACCATAGTTCCATTCCTTAGTTCTAGCCTCAATATGTTCTCTCATTATATCAGCCTGATCAGGAGTAACTGATGCATCAAACGAAATATCATAACCTGTATTGGTTAATTGAATAATATCGAATAGAGCAATACCTAAATCTGGGTTGACCTTATATAGTCTTCGTATAATAGGTATGCATTCACGAACAAAACTTGGTGTTACCAAGTTTACTCCTTCTTTAAACGATTGAAGGTTGTACGTTGTGTCCGGTGAGGACTTCCTAGTATTAGGTAATGTAGATACTACATCTGGCTTTGGTTTAGCAACTGCTGCTTTTGTAGTAGCTGGTGTTACATCTCGGTTTAGAACTGAGTTGTACAATCTTGTGAAATAGCTCATATGATTTTTAATATTAACGAGGTGCGATAACTGCTGATTTAGTTTTACCTTTTCTGACGAAGTTTGTGATGGCCTTACCGAGTATGGCATCATCTGTATATGTGATAGCGTCCTCTTGTTCGGACTCAGAACTTCTTTTCTCTTTACCCATTGCTATCGGTTTGTTCCGTTCATTATATATAAAGGTATAAGCCTCTTGTACAAAGAATGGATCTTTAACTAACACATTGTCATTTCGAATGTCCTCTTCTAATTCATCAATTATAATAGGTCTGTTCTTTGTGGTAGTTAACCAACCGGGTACTTCTTCTGTTTTCTTTCTGTTCCTATCTTTCTTTTTCCTCAGTATGATCTCTGAGTAGTGAAGATTAGGATAACCAGAATCTTGGATCTTAGAAGTAATTGCTAAACCAATATCATTAGTCTCAGGTGCTAGTACAGCGTTGTTGTACTTCCTTCCGACTTCCATTAGTAGATTGGCAAACTTACCTACTGGCATTTTACCTTTATAGACTGCAGCTTCTTCGCCTCCGCGTTCCATTAATGTAAAGGCGGAGTAATCTCGTGAACGTCCTGTTGATATATCAGCTCCTAAGTAATACCTGATCCCCTGCTTGGGTTTATCGAATATACGTAGATTGTGATCGAACCTTGTTTCAATTGGTATGAAGTCAAATAATGTATCTTCAATTGCTTTGATATCCGTCAAGTCAAATACTGAGAATCCTGATGACAGGAAATCCCCGTCTATCTCTTGTGCACAACCTCTCGGTCCTAGTGCATCTCTCATTTCATCATACCATTTTTGATCACGTTCTGGATGCATCTTCCAGAATAGTCTGATTGGGGTGAAACTGTTACCACCGGAGATGGCGTCTACCCATGTATTATGGAACCAATTACCAACTCCGTATGGAGTAGAGTTGACAATTGCAGAACCACCAGTCGATAGAGTCGGAAAGGCGGCCTTCCATATAGTAGACTCCCATCTCACGATGGCAGCTTCATCAATTACTAATAGGGTTACAGCTTCTGACCGTCCTGCATCTTCAGTAGTAGGTACTGTTGAGATCATAGCTCCGTTTTCAAATTCCCTCTCTGTTGCAGTTCCATTTTCTCCTGGTCTTCCGTTAACTACAGACACCTTTAAATGGTCTGGGAGATTCTTATACATATACTTGATCTTCCGGAGTACCTTCTTTGCTACTCTGTCCTTGATCGAAATAATTTGTACGTTCTTTGATGGATGGTACATTGCTAACCATAAAGAGTACATTGAGATTAACTCTGTAATTCCTGCTTGTCTAAATTTCAGAATGATGTTGAATCTATCCTTGATGAAATGCCAGAGTACTGCTTTCTGGTATTTGTAGAGTTCGAATCTAACCTTTCCTCTGATTGGATGGACTACGAATATGAATCTAGCAAATGCAAAAATGTTTCGTGTTACTTCTAGCAGCTCCTTGAATTCGTTATCAGTTAGCTTCTGAAACTTAGGATTTGTCTTTGGATCCATATGTTTCGCTGTTTAAGGATTAATAGTCGTTGCTCCTAATTCAACGAACGCTAATCCATTTTTATTTTAAAGTTTACTTCTTTTGTTTTTCCTAGTATCTAAAATATTACTAATGAACTATACCAACTTACAAGAAAGAATTTAATAAGAAAGAAAAACTCTTCCAAACTACTGCATCCTACTATCAAATAGATAGGACGAATTTGACGAACTTAGCGATTTCGTATGGTGCCGATTTACCAAACGTGGCACGGCCTTTGTTAATCCAATACTGTTTGTTCTCTTCACCTATATGGATAATGAAACTATCTGGTACCCCTTGAATACGTGCTAGTTCTCTAGGACTCATAGGAAGTCCTTCAGGATTGAATTGTCTATCTCCCTTGGTGACAGTGAGGGGAGGTAAGTGATTAAGGTTTCTATATACTCCCGGCTGGTTCTTCATTCTCTTCCTATTCACTTCATTCCGTCTTTTTCCCTCGAGACGTGTATTCCATAACCGTTGAGCTCTTGAGACTTTGATCCTATTCTTACTACCCGAGTACATTGAGATATACTTATCCATATCTTCCCTCTGGTTACCATTATCAGGTAGGTCAGTTAATAACTCCTCTACTGTTTGCATATTGATTGTAGGTCGTATAGCAGATCTCCTCATAACCTCATCGTGTCCGCTCCATTTCTTTTTCACTGCCATCAATAATAATCTCTTACGTGTTTTCTGTGAATTACCATAGTAGGTAACCGGCCCTATTATTAAAGCAAACTCATATTGAGGGAATAATTCCATAAACCATTCTCTAGTAACATTCTCCAACATGGCCGGAAGGTTTTCCATGATCCATACATTTGGTTCATACCATAAGCACATATCTACAAACATCATCAAGCTGGTATTCTGCTTTGGATCTGTCATCTTCTTTCCTCTACTGAGTGCAAGCATACTCGAGTGTCCACAATCCGGTGCGCCTATAATGCAGTGGACCTTAGGTATCAATTCCTTTACCTCCTTAGGGTCTTTTAGGATTGGTATTCCTTTAAAGTTAGCCCTCCATTGTTCTCTCCCTGAGCTATGGAATATAGCTCTAGGTTCTAAATTTGCAATTACATGTTTCTTCAGTGGATGCAGTATTACGCCGTTACCGCCACATACTCCTAGTATTTTCATATATCTGTTTTATTTAGTAAATGTAGTATTGCCTAAAAAATACTATTATTAAGAAACCTGTAACAATGACATTAACACGTATTACCCTAGCTGAAAAGCAGAGGTTGCTAAAAAAGATAATGAATGATGGTTCATGGTTCCCTTCGGAGAAAGTCCGTATGATGGATCCCATGAAAGAGATCAAATTCGATATATCAGCAGCCCTATCATTATTATATAGAAAAGGATTTCTAGACAGAAAAGATTCAAGACGGATATATTATAACCGGAGTAAAAAGATTGCCATGAATCGTAGGTATCATGGTATGTATGCTTATAGGTTTAAAAAAGAATACCTAGAAGAAAATCACCAACAATTAATAATAGATTATGGAAGCAGTGAAACAGAAGCAGGACGAGATCCTAGCAGCGAGAAGAGAACGTGTAATACAGTTCTTAAGAACACGGGAGATCCTGAAAGACGGAGCAACTGAATGGATAGTAACTTGGAACAAAGGTAAAGAAAATGAGAGTCAAGAAAACTTCGTTGATTTATTATGTGACCTACTATCAGAGAAAGATAATATGCCATTCATGGATTTAATGGCAATGGTTCGTCAGTTCCATGATGTCAATAATATTCCTTTAGAGGATATGCCTATGGTAATTGATGTCAGAGAAGGAGCAGTTAGATTCAACCTTATGTATGAGGAGATGAATGAGACTCAGAGTGCTACACGTAGTGAGGACCTTATAGAAATCTATGATGGTTTAGTGGATCAGATGTACATTCTTATGGGTACGATTATGAAATATGGTTTTCATGATGTTTTTCTTGCCGGCTTCCAAGCTGTACAAGATTCAAACATGACTAAGCCTCCCGCAGCAGGTACACCAATCTATCGTAATACAGAAGGTAAGGTAATGAAAGGGCCTTTT